GGCCGTCAACCCCGCCCTGCAGGAATGCGATGCTGGCACGATTCTTGCCGGTGCCCTGCTGGGCGAAAGCCTGAACCTCAGCCCGTCCCCTCAGCTGGGGCAGTACTACCTTGTGCCTTTCAAGCAGAAAGCCAAGTATGACCGCAGCGGCAGGATGATTCGCCCGGAGAGCGTCACGGCTACCTTTGTTTTGGGCTATAAGGGCTATATCCAGCTGGCCCTGCGCAGCGGCCAGTACAGGGAACTTGACGTGATGGAGATCAAAGAGGGTGAGTACCTCGGCAAAGACTCCACGACCGGCAAGGCCAAGTTCCAGTTCATTGAGGACGACGATCAGCGGGATGCACTGCCCACGGTAGGCTATATGGCCTACTTCGAGTACCTCAACGGCTTCCGCAAGGCGCTGTATTGGTCGAAAGAGAAGATGATGACCCACGCTGATACTTATTCCAAGGCTTTTAGCCGCAAGAGCTATGAAGACCTGATGGCAGGCAAAGTCCCGGAGAGCGAGATGTGGAAGTACTCCTCGTTCTGGTACAAAAACTTTGATGACATGGCAAAGAAGACCCTGCTTCGTCAGCTTATTTCCCGCTGGGGTGTTATGAGCATCGAAATGACGAAAGCCATGGAGAGCGACGATGCCGTGGCAACGGTGGCCGACAACAACGAGATCGTCACTGAGCCGGAACCGATGCCCAACGCATCCGAACAGCCGGAACTGCATACCGGGAAGCCTGAGGTGGGCGATGGGCAGGCATTGCCCCATGTGGACATTGCTCAGAGCGAACCCACGACCGCCGAGCCGGTGGTTGACCTCAGCTCGTTATGATCGACTACAACATCATCGCAACTGGCAGTAAAGGCAATGCGGTGGTGATTGACCAAAAAATCCTGATTGACTGCGGCGTTTCGTTCAAGGCGCTGTCGAAAGTATACCGGGCGTTGAAGTTGGTTCTGCTCACTCACATTCATGGTGACCACTTCCAGCCGACAACGCTCCGGCTTTTAGCGGAAAAACGCCCCACACTCCGCTTTGCGTGCTGTGCATGGCTGTGCAAGCCGCTGGTGGATGCAGGGGTGCCGGTCTCGCAGATTGATGTTCTGGAGCCGGGGCACATGTACGGATACGGCATCTGTAATGTCAGGCCCGATATGGTCAAGCACAATGTTCCGAACTGCGGGTGGAAAGTCTGGCTCCAGTCAGGAAAGCTGTTTTACTGCACAGACATGAACAATTTGAACGGCATCACGGCTCCAAACTATGACCTGTACATGGTGGAAGCCAACTACGATGACGCAGAAATCCAAGCCAAAATTGCTGAGAAAAAGCTGAACGGTGAGTACATTTACGAGCTGGGAGTGCTGCACAACCACATGAGCCTTGCCAAGATCAATGACTGGTTATACGCCAACATGGGGCCGAACAGCGCCTATATCTATATGCACAGCCATCAGGACAAGGAGGATGTCACATGACCGGGCGGCTGGTAGACATGGCTTTTACCCTCGGCGGGAAACAACGGGTCACGCTGGAAATCAACGGCGACTTCCGGGAAATCTGGGACAAGCTCCATCAGGAGCCGGTTCTGGATGTGGAAATCAAAAAGCACAGGGAAAAGCGCAGCCTGTCAGCAAATGCGTATTTCCACGTCTTGTGCAACAAGATTTCTGCGGAGACCGGCGAGAGCGAGGATGCAGTAAAGCGGCGGCTCGTGGTTTCGTATGGAGCGCTTGCCCGCGACAAGGACGGCAAGCCTGTTGGCCTGAAACTCCCGCCGACCGTAGATCCCAGCGACTTTTACCCCTATGTCCGGCTCTATGAAACCCGGCAGGAAAACGGAAAAGACTACTCCTGCTATTTTGTCTACAAGGAAAGCCACAAGATGGATTCAAAGGAATTTGCCCGTCTTGTGGACGGCGCAATCGAAGAAGCCAAGGAACTGGGCATCCAGACGGATACCCCGGAACAGCTGGCTCGTTACAAAGAAGAATGGTCAAAATGACCGGAAAGGAAAAATTATGAATACGTATGGCGCAAGACCGGAAGTTATTGCAATTCCGGTGGATGAGTACAAGGAATTGCTGGCAGCAAACACGGAGCTGAAAATCATTTATCACAAGTTGGAAAGCTGCACGATTACCACGGAAAAGTACACATTTCACGAGTTCGTTCAGAACATGCATGATGCGTTGCATTCGGTGGAATTGGACGCTGAAGCTCCTGCCCCTGTCATTCCGGGCATGGTTGAACCTTTGGCGGCGATGCACGCGCAGGGAGCAGAGAGGTTGACCGATGCTGAACAGCTGTGATTTTCAGGGGCGGTTCGCCGCTGATCCTGAACTGAGAACCACCCAGACGGGAAAGCAGGTGGCAAGTTTCCGCATGGCGGTTGACCGGGACATGGTGGATGCCAACGGCCACCGCCCCACGGACTGGCTCACCTTTACCGCATGGGGCAAGACGGCGGAGTTCGTCAGCAGGTATTTCCGCAAGGGGAGCGCCGCTGTAGTTCATTCCCGCTGCCAGACGCGGCAGTATGAGGATAAGAATGGAAACAACCGCACGGCGATTGAGTTCGTGGTGGACAACATCTATTTTGCGGGGCCGAAGCAGGACAACCAGCAGGGGACCGTGGATGATGGCGGGACGAACCCGCCACCGGCAACCTATCGGAACCAGCAGCCGCAGCCCCAGCAGATGGGCTTCGCCACCCAGAGCCAGCGCCAGCAGTGGCAGGGGGCGGCCGATCATCCCGGCAATGTTCAGGTCAGCCAGAGCTTTTCTCAGGGCAGTGACGATGATTTCTCGGTTCTGGACGATGCCGATGATCTGCCGTTCTAAGGAGGTTCATTGATGGCAACTGGTAAACGGTATTACTGGATAAAGTTCAAAGATAGTTTCATGTCATCGGATGAAATTGACTATCTTATGAGCCAGCCAGACGGTGCCAACTATGTTGTTCTCTATCAAATGCTGTGTCTCAAGACCATCAATACAAACGGTTGTTTGGTTTCCAAAATCGGAGAAATGCTCATTCCCTACGATGCCGAAAAGATTCAGAGGGAATGCAAATGGTTCCCTCTGTCAACCGTCCGTCTGGCTCTGACTGTTTATAAACAAATCGGCTTGATTTTTGAAAACCCGGACGGAACACTGTCAATCTCTGATTATCAGAACATGATTGGCAGTGAAACCGACTGGGCGGCGAAAAATCGCAGAATTCGTAGTAATGCTGCGAACAAGGAGCTACAAGAGGGACACGACACTGGACACACAAGTGGACACAATGTGTCCAGTGATGGTGGGGAAAATGTCCCTACAGAGAAAGAGATAGAGAAAGATAAAGAGATAGAGAACAGAGAAAGAGTAAGAGATAACGGTAGTACGGCTGTTGATGCTGGGCTGTCTGAGATTATCCGCTCTTTCGAGGACAACATTGGCAGCTTCCCCCCGGCGGCGAGTGATGCCCTGATGGGCTGGCGGGAAATCTTCACGGATGACCTCATCCTGCTGGCTATCAAAAAGGCTGCACTGGCCGGGATTCGCAAGTGGAACTACGTCAACGGCATCCTGAAAGCATGGAAAAATGAGGGCGTGAAAACCATTGGCGATGTGCAGTTCCGTGATGAGCGGCGCAATCCCCCGGCGGGTCAGCATCAAAAGCGTTCTGCTGCCGATGACTACGATGAAATTTTCGGAGAACTTTTAGGAGGCTCGACAACATGACCGATACGAAATTGCGTGAGCTGCTGGTGGTCATCGATGACCACTACGGCCGCGCCCGCAGCTTGGAGGAGCGCAGGGCTGACACGCAAATCTACATCCGGGCGTTCGGCACCATCCCGGACGAGATTGTGGAAAAGGCACTGTATACGGCCTTTACTCAGTGCAGATTCCAGAACCAGCTGATTGTGGACTGGTGCGCTGAAATCAAAAAACTGCTGTCAGCCCGGCAGCCCTCGGCGAACGACCTCTGGGCGCAGGCTGCGGCAGCTGCCCGGAAAATCGAGGCAAATCTGTACTACCAGACCCACGGTGGATTCATTGCCCCCGATGGGCGCAAGCTGAAAGGCGAAGATTTCAAAAAGGAAAACGCGAAAATCTTCGCCGTCCTCCCGATGGTGGTGCAGCGATGGGCTGGCTCCCCGGCAGATCTGTCGGAGATTTTCAGCAGCCGCAGCAGCGCGGATCTGCGCCAGTTCGTCCGGCCGGGCTTCGACCGGGCTGTGCAGGATGCTCCGGTTGAGAGTTTGCAGCCCCCGGCACTGCCCGGCGGGGCAAAGGCTCAGATTGGAGGTGGCACGGCATGAGGCCAAAAAGACCATTCCGCAGCCTGATCGTGTGCGTTTCGTGTGCGATGGTTGGCTGCATCCTCGCAAGCACGGCCTACTCCCGGCGGGTGGATGAGTTGGAAATCGAGCGGGATATTTACGCCAGCCGTTTTCAGAACTGGCAGACGCGGGCGATTGACGCGGAGGAAAACGCCAGCCAGCTTCAGACCGAGGTTGACAACTTAACCGCAGAACTGGCAGCGCAGATCGATTTGACCCTTACATACGCTGGGTCATTCAGCTGCACTGCCTACTGCACCGAGGAATACGCCCACATCTGCGGCGAGGGACACGGAATTACATCCAGCGGCGCAAAGGTGCAGCCGGGCGTGACCGTGGCAGCTGACACCAGCATCCTGCCTTACGGCACGGTGGTCTATATCGAGGGTGTAGGTCTCCGGGTCGTTCAGGACACCGGGAGTGCTGTGGTAGGTAACAAGCTGGACGTGGCGGTGAACACCCATGCAGAGGCTCTAAGCTGGTCTGGCTGGGGTTCCCGCCGGGTCTGGATCGTTTCAGGAGGTGCAGAGCCGTGAAAAAGTCGTTTCAGACCGAGATGGATGACACTCAACAGGCTGTCAGCCAAATCGTGTGCCTGTGTACCACCATTGCGCTGCATCAGGAGTTCGGTGTTGGCAAGACCCGCCTTGACCGCATTACAGACAGGATTAACGAACTGGAAGATCAGAACACCGAAGTTATTATGACCCCAGATGCCAATGGCCGCCCCTCTAAAGCCAGGGCCGAGGCCATTCGGGAAAGCTGGTTGGCGGGGTATGTCACTTCCGACTACCGCATCCCGATGCTACGGGCACCTCGTGGCCGCAAAGAGCAGCAATATCAGATTGCTGGAAACAAAGCTGCAAGAATCGCATGGCAGATTTACGCAAAGGCAGTTATTGACATACTGCACTATGGTCCAGAACGGCTGGAACGGCTGCGCAAAGAAAGCCACGCCAACTATGAGCAGTTGAACCAGTGGGCGCACGAGGACGGTTTGGACGTAGCAATGGAAAAGCTGCGTCGCTGCGCTGCCGATGCCATGCAAGCTCCGGATCTGGAAGTTGCTGATATCGATGGCAGCAAGGATGCCGCAGAAGTGGACAAGGAGTTCCGCAAGCAGCGGCTGAACTTTATCAAGCGTGTCCGGGCACAGACCCTTGGGCGCATCGGTGCAACTGCGCAGCCTGTCAATGTGCTGGCTGACCAGAGTATGCAGGATAAGATTCAACTGGTGATGCAGCAGGTTTCCCAGCAGTCTTTT